CTTTATCTTCAATTACTTTTAAACGAGCTTTTAATTCATCGTTTTCAGCAACTAATTCAGCATTAACAGTATCTTTATTTTCAATGGCATCTATGATGTCCATTTCTGTTGCCTCGTTTTTAAGTTTAAGTAAGTTTATTACTTTCTCCATTTTGTTATTTTTTGGGTTAATTAATTTATTATATATTAAAACCATATCGACTAAGTTTTCGACCTTTGGCACTTTAATCTTTTTTTGACTTGAAATGATTTCATCAACTAATCCCATATCCATACATTGAGCTGAGTTTAACCATGTTTCTGCATCCATCATTGTATTCATTTCATTAACTGAGCATTTAGTTCTATTTGATAAAATAGTAGTTAATGTGCCTTTTACTAAGTCTAAAATTCCAGAATCATTAACACCACTAGGATTGTGCAACATCATAGTTCCATAATCAGCCATTTTAACCTTCTTACCACACATTGCAATAACTCCAGAAATACTAGCTGCTAATCCATCAATGTAAGTATCACATGGCACTTTAGAATTAAGTATTGCAGATATAATTGAATAACCGTCTAACACAGAACCGCCAATAGAGTTAATTCTAACGTTAATTTTCTTACAATTATCTTGTAAATATTGCATTTCATAGGCAAAAGAAGCTCCATTGATACCTTGAGTTAAAACACCATTAGCATCAATAGAATCTCCAATTTGATTGTATAATAGAATTGTGCCTTCCTCAGAAGATACGTTTTTTATATACTTGAAAGAATTTTTCATTTATACAAAAATAATTAGTAAATTTGGTGTATATTAACTTAGTAACTATTATAATATGGGTAAAAATCATTCAGAAGATGAAATAAGAAATAAAATGATGGCTTATAAAATTAGAGTTACTACTCGGATAAGTGGAGTTGATAAAAATAAGTTTATGCTTGACTTATTAAAAAAAGGAATAACTGAAAGCGAATTGAATAAACAAATTATAAATTTACATTATTCGTTAATTACGGAAGTACCAGTTTTAAAGGAAATGGAAATGGTAGAAGTTAAAAAATACTTAATTGATAAAATAAAATTGAAATAATTTTATTTATATCAAAAAAAGTATTATCTTTGTTGAATAAATTATAAAACTATGAAAAAAATAATCTTAATCTTAGCATTAGTACCAACGTTATTAAATGCTCAATCAATTTCTTTAAAAATAACTTCTATAACCCCTGCGGTTGCTAATGTTGGAGATAGTGTTAAAGTATGCTTTAAATTCAATAGCATTATAGGCTCTCCAATGGCTACTATGACGTTACAAACATCGGTATATACAAATACTTGCCTTAACACATATTGGGGCAATTTAACCACTTTTCCTACTTGCGGATTAGATACGGTTTTTTATAAATTCAAAGTAACTCCAATAATGGGAACAGGTTTGGCTAAAATATTTGCATTTGGTACTGTTGGTGGTTGGAAATCATTTTATATTAACGCTCCAATTAGTACTAATATTGATAATTTAACCAATGATAGTGAAATTATTAAAACAGAATATTACGATATTTTAGGCAAAGAAAAACCCTCAATAAATGAAGGTTTAACTATTGTTTTAGATTATTATTCTAATGGTTACATTAAGAAACGTAAGGTTATTCAGTAGTGATATTTGTTAATTTCTTCCAAGTGATAGTTGAACCATCACAAACATTAACAGCATTAGAACTACCTAATAAATAAGTAGGATAAGCATAATCAACTACGCCATCTAAAAGTAAATAAGCACTTCCTCTAATGTTTAGTTTTTTAGCACTTCCAGTATAACCACTTTCATGGTGCATTAATTGTCCTGTATTAATACCGTTTTTAGATAAATAAACTTTTACATCTATTGCTCCAATAGTTGCTGTAATGTCTAAAATAGCATTAAAATTACATTCGTACCATCCTGCTACAGTAGGAATAAACTTTCCAGTTGTTGGACTTAACCAATTGAAATAATTTATAGTTGCGTCCGTTGGGTATTTAATGAATCCAGTAGTTGCAGCGCCATTAGTATAAACGCTTCCTGCAATAACTTCGCATTGATTTATAGTTGCAGTGTGTGTTGTGTCTAATATTATCACATCGGTATAATCAAAATCGCCAGTTCCAGCAACAGCATCCGACCATGTTATTTCTCTATGATTGTGCACATTTCTACTAACAGCATCAGTAAAAGTAACTGGATCGGCTACACCATCATTTGCAATTGTTATATTAGCAACTAACACATTTGAAAAGGCTAAAATTCCAGTAATACCATTTACAGAATATACTTCACTGCCAAATAAAATATATCCGCCGCCACCAATAGTATTACCCATTGCACCAATTTTACATTTGTAAATAGCGTATGGAACTAATGTACTATAATCGTTCCCTATTTGAGCTACAATAGCCATTTCAATTAATTTAGACGTATTGTTTTGTATAAAGTCTAAACTTAATCCTGTAAAAGGTTGTTGAATTAATGGATCATTAATGTCCGTTGTTATTATTCTGTTCATTTTATTTTATTTTTTAATAAGTTTGTACTTGGTAAACCATCCCTGCTAAATTATATAAATCCGCAAAGTTTCTGATTGCATTTTCTCTATTTCCTGCTGATGTTCCTAATGTTGTAAAAAAAGCTATTGGAACATAAATCGTATAATCGTAAGAGCTACTTGCATAAGTGTATGCAGTGCCTAAATATTGCAATTGAAACGTACTATTGATAGGCATTGATGAACTTAACGCTCCACTTGTACCCATTACAAAGGGAGTTGTAAAAGTTGTTGTATTAGTTATGTAAATACCAGTAGTTCTAAACCATCTGTTTAAAGTGTATTCAAATATTATCTTTTGAGCATTTGCACCAACTCGTTTATCAACTCCAATAAAATTACTTTGAACTAATACCCAATAATTAGTATCAGATGGTAAATTTCCAGAAGTTGAAGTGGTATTTATGTACATATAAACGCTATTGTCTGTGTATAAAATTCTATTGTTAAAATTATAAGTTGATGCTCCGTTAAAAATAGTCCAGCTCGAAACACTCGATGTTCTAAACATACTAAAAAGTAAATCGAATAATCTTAACTCAATCCCTAAAGTTTGTAACCATGCAGTCATTTTAGGTTTCCTTAACTGCGGTGGCGTTAAGTTATTGCTTACAAAATCAACATCTATATCGTAAATTGCCATTACTGAGCTATAAAATTAAGTGTATTTGTAAATAAACTACCTACCGTTGTTTCTTCCTCAACATAACCTGCTTGCGATGGATATGTAGATATAACGGTTGTTTTAGATAATACTAAGTATGTTTTACTTACAAATGCAGTAGCATCAGCTCTCATTGCAACATCTTGTAAAACAATATCAGTAACTCCAACAACAGCCTGTATTGCATCTGTTAATTTTAATAAGTTTACAGCACCATTAAAAGGTAAATTGGATAAATATGTTTTAATCGCACTTATTACATTAGCACTAATAGTACTTGCATATTGACCATTATAATAAATGTCTGCCTTTAAATATAACTTATCACTTGCTAAACTTGTTACACTATAATTAACACCAGCAAAAGATATGTCGCTAAAATATCCAACTAATGAAGCTAACTCTGGAGCAGACAAAGCAACTGGCGGTTCTGATTTAGCAACTTTTATAGTAACCGTTTTTACAGGAGTTGTTTTTACGGAACATCTAGTTATTAGTAATAATGTAGGATCTACAATAGGGTAATTGACGGCTAATGTATTTGCGTCTACTTGTAATACTTGAGGAACGGTTGCTGAATATTGAAAATCAAATATTCTTTTTTGCACCCAAAAGTTAGAACCTACAGGAGCATTTTTTATAACAGTTTCAATTTCTATTTTATACAAATCCCATAATTGCTCAAAGTAATTGATAATGCTTGACGTTATAAACTTCCATAACGTAAAAATAGAAGTGGTTGATGTACTATTAAGTGTTGCAAGCTCCGTATGTGTAGCTTGTTCAACATCCATTGTAGCCTGTATTGTTTCTCTTGACCTTGCCATATTATAAAGATATTGATGAACCTGTTGTTTCTAAAGTTGTTAGTGTTCCACTTACTAAAGTGTTTGTTTTATTATCGTTTCCTAATGTTCTGTAATCTTGTATGTAATCTTGTACGTTTGGATGATCAAAATTTTGTTCCTCATTAACTCTTGAGAAATTACCAAATGTGCCATATTGCTTACGGTGCATTAATTGCCAAACACTATCTGTTAGTGTTAAAATAGTAGCATCTTCATCTAAATAACTTTCAAAACAAATATGTAAACGTACAATCATATCATACTCTTGAGATTGTGCTTTATTACCTTTATCTCTATAAGTACTAGGTAAAAACTCAATAAATATAGCAGGATATAAAAAAGCATTTTCTACATTCTCACGTTCAATTTGATTATTCCATAAAGCAACGTGTTTAATACCAGTTACCGTAAGTAAATCAGATTTTACGCTGTTATATAGTGTTAATTTTGACATTATGCAAATATAATATTAATTTTTGACTTTAGCTTACTTATTATCTTTCTATTTAATTTTCCAGAATTACCTATAAATTGTCTTTTAGGCATTTTAAAAGAACTACCCTTAACATTATAAGAAGCTCCCTTTAATTGAACTTTTTTTGATCGTCCTTTAGTCCATACGCCATTTACAAAACCAGCACTTCCTCTAACCCTTGCAGTTATTGTTTTTGATGATTTATGGG